AGCTCCCTTCTCTCCCTACGCATTTTCGCCACCACGCTGGGAGGTCGCCGTGGGTCTGGTCGAGGCGTCTGAGAGCGGCGACCGGAGGGCCACCCTCGAGGCGTTGCGTGACCGGTTGGCCCGGGCTGTCGACAACGACGCATCCCTGTCGGTGCTGGCGCCGCTGGCCAACCAGCTCCGGGCGGTGCTCGCCGACCTCGACGAGATGCCGGCCAAGAAGGGGGGCAGCGTTGTCGACGATCTCGCTGCCCGCCGAACTGATCGGCGATCAGCAGCCCAGGGTGGCGACCTTCCCGCCGGCGGTGACGTCATCGGGTCCTGAAGCGGTCGAGCTGGCCGCCTCGGTCGGTCTGCTCCTCGACCCCTGGGAGTCCTACGCCGTCGGGGTCATCCTCGCCGAACGGAATGACGGTCGGTGGTCGGCGTTCGAGGCTGCGCTCCTCGTCGCCCGCCAGAACGGCAAGGGCGCCATCTTCGAGGTGATCGAGCTCGCCGCCCTGTTCCTCCTCGGTGAGCGGCTCATCCTCCACTCGGCCCATGAGTTCAAGACCAGCCAGGAGGCGTTCCTCCGGATCAAGACGCTGATCGACGGGTCCGACGACCTGCGCCGCCGGGTCGCCCGGATCCGGACCTCGCACGGTGAGGAGGGGATCGAGCTCGTCACCGGGCAACGGCTCCGCTTCGTGGCCCGCTCCCGCTCGTCGGGCCGGGGATTCACCGTCGATCGGCTCATGTGCGACGAGTCCCAGGAGCTGCCCCGGGCTGCGATGGGCGCCCTGCTCCCCACGATGTCGGCGCTCCCGAACCCGCAGGTCGTCTACGCCCTCACCGTCCCGTCACCGAAGAACGACTCCGAGCACATCGAGTCGGTCCGGGACCGGGGTCGCCGGGGTGGTGACCCGACGCTGGCCTGGCTCGAGTGGTCCCCGAAGCCGACCGGGCCCGACGATTCCTACGACAAGGTCGACCTGGACGACCGCCGCAACTGGACGGCGGGGAACCCGGCGCTCGGCTACCGGATGACCGACGAGACGATCGCCCGGGAGCGGGGTGCGCTCGGCGACGAGCAGTTCGCTGCTGAGCGTCTGTCGGTGTGGCCCGGGTCGACGAGCTCGACGGTGATCAAGATGGCCCGGTGGGCGGTGCTCGCCGGCCGGGAGCCTGATCGTCCGACACCGGTGGCGTTCGCCGTCGCCGTCTCCCCTGACCGGAAGTGGTCGACCATCGCCATGGCCGGCCAACGGGGCGACGGTCACCGCCAGATCCAGATCGTTCAAACGGGCCGGGGGTCGGCGTGGGTTCCGGCCCGGGTCGACGAGCTCGTCCGGGAATGGAACCCGGTCACCGTTGCCCTCAACCCGGCCAGCCCGGCCGGTGCCCTGATCATCGAGCTCGGCCAGCGCAAGGTGCCGGTCATGTCACTGACGGGCCGTGACGTCGGCCAGGCGTGCGGCATGTTCGTCGACGAGGTCGAGGCCGCCACGATCCACCACGTCGACCAGCCGGTGCTGACCATCGCGTTGGCGGCGACGAAGAAGAAGTTCGTCGGGCGCCTGTGGGAATGGGCCCCGAAGGACTCGACCGACATCGCGCCGCTCGAAGCGGCGACGTTCGCCCTGTTCGGTCTGGTCTCCCAGCCGACGAAACGCACGGGAAAGGTCTGGTGAGCACATGCCGATGAACCCCGCTGATGTCGTCGAGCTCGTCACCGACCATCTGGTGCCGGCGTTCGAGGCCGAACGGGCCCGGCTGGCCGTGATCGATGTGTGGTACCGGTGGCAGCACGAGGACGTCCGCACCCCGAACGCCGCCACCCAGGAACTGAAGGCGCTCGTCGAGCTGGCCAAGACCCCATGGCTCAGCCTGGTCGTGACGAACGTGGCGCAGGCGATGCGGGTCGACGGGTACCGGACCCCGGAGTCCCGTGACGACTCGAGGTCGTGGCGGCTGTGGCAGGCCAACGGGCTCGGCCGCCGCCAAGGTGCCGTGCACCGGGCGATGCTCGCCTACGGCTGCTCCTACGCCACCGCCGCCCCCGGTGTCGACGACCTGACCGGGAACCCGATGGCCGTCCTACGGGGCGTGTCGCCACGCAAGATGCTCGCCTTCTACACCGACCCGGCCGAGGACGACTGGCCGGTCTACGCCCTGCGCAGCACCGGGCCCGGCCAGTGGTGGCTCACCGACGCCGAGGCGACCTACGTGCTGCGCCCCGGACCCGACCTGTCCCCAGGTGTGCTCGGCCGGCTGACCGTGACCGACACCCGGCCGCACACCGCCGGCGTCTGCCCGGTCGTCCGGTTCACCAACATGTTGGACCTCGACGGGCGCACCGACGGCGAGATCGAACCGGTCATCCCGCTGGCCAAGCGGATCAACAAGACGACCTACGACCGGCTGATGATCCAGCACTTCAACTCCTGGAAGGTGAGGACCGTCGCCGGGATGGCCGAACCAGACGGGGACGAGGCCGCCACCCGGGCCAAGTTGAAGCTCCGCCACGACGACCTCCTCGTCGCCGAGGACCCCGACACCAAGTTCGGGACCCTCCCCGAGACCCCGCTCGACGGGATGATCCGGGCGTATGAGACCGACATCAAGACGTTGGCAGCGTCCACCCAGACCCCGGTCCACGCCCTCACCGGCGACATGATCAACCTGTCCGCCGAGGCGCTCGCCGCGGCCCGGGCCGAGCTCGACGCCAAGGTCGCCGAACGGCGCCTGTCCGCCGGCGAATCATGGGCGCAGCTGCTCCGGCTCGGCGCCCACATCGACGGTGACCGCGAGGCTGCCGCCGACGTCATGGCCGAGGTCACCTGGGCCGACACCTCCGTGCGGTCCCTCGCCACCGCCGCCGACGCCCTCGGCAAGATGGCCACCATGCTCGGCGTCCCCCCCGCCGCCCTGTGGTCCCGGATCCCCGGCGTGTCCAAGACCGACGTCGAAGAATGGAAGGCCCTCGCGGCCGACGGCGACCCGTTCGGTCAGCTCGGCGACATGTTGCAACATCAGGCCACCGACCCGGCCGTCACCGTCGACCCGGCCGAACTGAAGGCGCAGGCCGACGCCATGGGTGTCCTCATCCGTTCCGGTGTCGAACCGGTCGACGCCGCCATCCGTTCCGGGCTCGGACCTCTCCGGTTCACCGGTGCCGTACCGACCACCCTGCGGGTACCGCAGGCCGACGCCGCCGACCTCGAGGACGCCTGATCCTGCGTGGCCGTCGGCGCCCCGCTCACCCAAACCCACCGTCGAGCCCAGCTGGCCCTGCGAGCCCAGGTCCTGCTCGAACTGAAGGCGCTGTGGCCGGCGATGGACTGGACGAACCTCGACCGCACCTACCCGGCGTGGGCCACCGCCGTCGGCGCCATCATCGACCGGCGCCGGGTCACCTCCACCAACCTGGCCGCCGCCTACCTCCGGGCGTTCCGGACCGCCGCCGGTATCCCCGGCACCGCCACCGTCGTGCTCGCCGACCCCGTCCCGGCCGGCCAGCTCGACACCGTCCTGAAGGTCACCGCGCTCTACTCCGCCAAGTCGGCGGCGAAACGGGGAACGTCACCCGACCAGGCCATGGCCAACGCCTTCGTCCTGTCGTCGGGGGCGATCAGCCGGCTCGTCCTCGGCGGTGGCCGCGACACCATCACCTCCAGCCTGGCCAAGGACCCCCGGGCCACCGGGTGGGAACGGGTCACCTCCGGCAACCCGTGCCCGTTCTGCGCCGACCTGGCCGGCCACCCGAGCTCCACCAGTTTCCAAGCACACGACGGGTGCGGCTGCTCAGCCGAACCCGTCTACCGCTGACAACCCCGACGCGACGTCGGATCCCACCAACCCAAGGAGGCCGCGATGGCCGACGACGACACCGACACCACCGGCGACACGAAGGTCGCCGACAAGCCCGACAAGGCCGACCTCGGCGACGCCGGCAAGAAGGCCCTCGACGCGGAACGCAAGGCACGGCGCGAAGCCGAACGCCGGGCGACCGACCTCGAGGGCCGCCTGAAGGCGATCGAGGACAAGGACAAGTCCGAGACCGAACGGCTCACCGAGGAGAACGCCCGCCTCACCAAGGAGCTCGGCACCGCGACGGCGACCGGGACCCGGCTGCGGGTGGCGATCGACAAGGGCCTCGACCCTGCCCTGTTGAAGCGTCTAGTCGGCGACACCGAGGAGGAGCTCCTCGCCGACGCCGACGAGCTCCTCGCCTACAAGGAATCGCTGGGCGCGAAGCCCGGCGACGACAAGCCACCACCGCCACCCGGCGGCCGGCCCCGGGAACAGCTGAAACCGGGCAACGGCGACCCCGACACACCCGTCGAGGAGACCGACATCCAGAAGATCGGTGAGCGGATGTTCCGCCACTGAACCACCCGCACGACCCCATGTCGGTCGCCGCGGTCTACCCCATGACCTCAGGAGGTCTCCGACATGGCTCACACCCTGTACACCCCCGAGCAGGCCGCCCGTTCCACGCTGGCCGCCCTGCGCTACCTGACGTCACTGCCCCGGACGGTCCGCCAGGACTTCTCCGCCGAGTTCGTCTCCGGTCGGGGTCAGACGATCAACGTCCCGAAGCCGATCACCGCCGCCGCGGCACGCACGTACACGGCCGCCAACCGGGCCGCCCGGGCGGCGATCGTGTTCGACGAGCTCGACCAGGACACCGTCCCGGTGACCCTCGACGACCAGGTGTACTCGGCGGTCCGGCTCCCCGACGACTTCGCCACGTTCACGCTCGTCAGCCTCGAGCAGCAGGTGCTGCGCCCCCAGGCCGAATCGGTCGTCGACGGGGTCACCGCCCCGCTGATCGCCGAGATGAACGGGGTCGCCTCGGCCGCCGGTATCCCGACGCTGACCAACACGAACATCCGGGCGGTCCTCATCGCCGCCCGGGGTGAGCTCAACCGGCGCAAGGTCCCGATGTCGGACCGGTTCGTCGCGCTCTCACCGGCTGCGGAGGTCGCCGCTCTGAGCGACGAGCTGCTCCAGAAGGTGAACGAGTCCGGGTCGGACGGGGTGCTGCGTGAGGCGACGATCGGTCGGCTGTTCGGGTTCACGATCATCTCGGACCCGAACATCACCGACGGCACCGGTGTCGCCTACCACCGTGACGCCTTCGCCCACGTGACCCGCCCGTCACGGAACCCGGAGGGTGCGGCGAAGTCGGCGACCGTCTCCCAGGACGGGTTCGCCCTGCGCTGGCTGCAGCACTACAACCCGCTGCAGCTCGAGGACCAGTCGGTGGTCGACACGTTCGTCGGTGCCGCCACCCTCGACGCCACCCGGGCCGTGTCGTTCGACATGACCGCCTGATGGTCGCCGCCCCGCTCGCGCCACTGGAGGCTCTCGAGGTGTGGCTCGGTGCCCCGCTCTGCGGGTCCGACGTGGCGCGGGCGGAGGCGGTCCTCGCCGCGGTCTCGTCGCTTGTCCGGTCGGTGGCCGGGGTCACCTGGGACGGGGTGCCGGTCCCCGATGAGATCCACACCGTCACCCTCGAGGTCGCCGCCCGCGTGTACCGCAACCCGACCTCGGCGTCTCAGCTGTCCCAGACGACCGGGCCGTTCACCGAGTCCCGGTCGTTCACCACGGCGGCCGGCCTGTACCTGACCCCGCAGGAGAAGGCGATCGTCGCCCGCTACCGGACCTCGAACCGGGGGTTGTGGTCGCTGCGCACCAGCCGGGACGACCCGGTCGAGGTGTCCGGCTGGGTGCCGGTGGCCGGGTCGCTCAACCCGTTCCCCTGGTACGCCGACGACATCGACCCGGTCGCATGATCGGCGAGACCGTCGGCGTCATCCGACCCACCGTCGAGGCCGACCGCTACCAGAACAGCGCCCTCGTCTACGGCGCCGTGACGCACTCGATCCGCCGGTGCGCCTTCGACCCCGGCGGCACCTCGGAGGTGGCCGACGGGCGCCTGGCCGTGGTCACCGAACCGACCCTCTATCTGCCGGCGAACGCCGACCTGCACGCCGCCGACCGGGTCGTTCTCCGGGGCCGCACCTTCGAAGTGGACGGCGTCCCGGCCGTGTGGGTCAACCCGTACGACGGTGCCACCAAGGGTGTCGTCGCACCGCTCCGGGAGGTGACCGGCTGATGGCCAAGAACGTGAAGGTGACCGTCGACCGCAAGGCGGTGACAGCGCTGTTGAAGTCACCGGCGGTCCAGGCCGACCTGCTGGCGAGGGCCCGTCGGATCGCCTCGGCGGCCGGGCCCGGCATGGAGGCGTCGTCGATGGTCGGCCGGACCCGGGCCAGGGCGTCGGTGATCACCGCCACCCCGGAGGCGATGCTGGCCGAGGCGAAGACCCGGCGCCTGTCGTCGTCGTTGCAGGCCGGTGCCTGATGGCCGAGCTGCTCGTCGCCCCCGACGCCGTCGACCTGATCTGCGTCTGGCTCCGCACCGAGCTCCCCAACCTCCCCGACCAGAACGCGGTCCCCGTCACCCGGGGCGTCGAGACCCCACGGCCACCGGAGTTCATCACCGTCCGGCTCCTCGGAGGCGCCGGCCGTGACCCGGCCCTCCCCGTCGTCGACCGGGCCATAGTCGCCGTCGAAGCCTGGGCCGGCACGGTCGCCGCCGCCCACGACCTGGCCCAGAACGCCCGGGCCGTCGTCCACGCCGCCCAGGGTGTCGTCCACCGTGGCATCCAGGTGTACCGGGTCGTCGAGGCCGGCGGCCCCGTCGAGCTCCCCGACCCGATCTCCGCCCAACCCCGGGTCACGTTCACCGTCGAGCTGTGGGTCCGGATCCGATCACCCCGCTGACCCGTTGTAGGCCACTCGTAGGTGGCTCCCCCTGAAGAAAGTCGCGCCGAAAACCGGAAATCCCGGTTTTCGGTTTTCACCCCGTACCCAACCTGTCACCCGTCCCGGGTGGCACCGACCGCGTAGGAGCGGACATGACCCTGAATGCAGCCAACGTCCTGGTCGCCCTGACCGGCGCCGCCTATGTCGGACCCCCGGCAAGTGTCCTGCCGGCCACCCCGGAGGCGATGTGGGGTACCGGGTTCGTCGATCTCGGCTACATCTCCGAGGACGGGATCACCGAAGCACACGAGGACGAGGTCACTGAGCACAAGGCGTGGCAGAACGGTGCCGTCGTCCGCACCGATATCACCGGTTCGAAGGCGACGTTCAGCTTCACGCTGATCGAGACCACAGCAGCCGGTGTCGGCCTGTACTACAAGGGGACCCCGGTGACCGGTGAGGACGACGGGCCGGCGACCGTCGAGATCCGGACCCCGTCCCCGGACCCCCGCACGTTCGGGTTCGACGTGATCGACGGGCTCCAGGTGATCCGCACCACGATCGCCATCGGGCAGGTCACCGAGAGGGGCGAGATCGTCTACAAGAACGACGAGCCGGTCGGCTACGAGCTGACCGTCACCGCCTACCCCGACGGTGACGGGGTGTGCGCCACGAAGATGTTCAGCAGCCTCGACGGGCTCCCCGCCGGCGTCTGACCGGTCGCGGGGGTGGCCGGCCCCTGAGCGGGCACCCGGTCATCCCCGTGAACCACCCGTGCCCGCTCACCCGCCCGCTCCCGAGGAGACCCACCCATGCCCGCCGCCAAGCCCCGCACCACCAACAGCCGCACCTCCGCCAACGCTCGCACGACGAAACCGCGGCCGGTGAAACCGAAGCAGTTCGTCGACGCCTCCGGTGACTTCCTCGCCTTCATGGAGGACGTGAAACGCCGGGACACCAAGCCGTTCACGATCGGCGACAAGACGTTCCACCTCCGGGGGCCGGCGTTGCTGTCCGATGAGGAGGTCGAGGGGCTCAACACGGACCCGTCGGTGATCGGCAAGGCCCGGGCGGTGATCGACGACTACGACGGGTTCGCCGCCGCCGGCGGAACGGCGATGATGTTGATGACCTACTGGGACTCGGTGTTCGACGCCGAGGCCCTGGGGGAAGGGCCGGCCTCCTCGAGTTCCTGACCGAGCACGAGGAGGCCGTCGAGTTCGACCTCCAGCAGTTCTGGAACATGAACCTGTGGCGCACCCTCGGCACCGAGGACCTGTCGTGGGAACGGCTCGGCCGGTTCCTGCGCCAGCTCCCCGCCGACGCCGCCACGTGGCGGTCGGTGAACGGCACCGAGGGGACCACCTGGACCCTTGACCGTCAGCTCGCCGCCGCCACGATTGACGCCCTGCGGATCGCGAACTGGCAGCGCGGTGGCGGCAAGAAGAAGGACCGGCCGAAACCGATCTCACGGCCCGGTGTCGGGACCGACACGGTCACGACCGGTGACGCCTCCCAGGTGACCCAGGCCCAGGCCCGACGGCTGCTCGACGCACGCAAGCCCCGACCACCCATCTGACCCGCCGAGGAGGTGGCCATGGCAGTCGAGCTGGCCACGGCCTACGTGTCGATCGTGCCTTCCGGGCGGGGGATCGGTAAGGCGCTCGACGCCGAGCTCGGTGCCGCCGGGTCGTCGGGGGCGAAGTCGTTCGGGGCGAAGTTCACCGGGGGCATGGCCGGGATCGGCAAGCTTGCCGGCGCCGGGCTCGGTGTCGCCCTGGTCGGCGCCGCCGGGATCGGCAAGGCCCTGTTCGACATGGGCGCCTCGTTCGACGACGCCTACGACAAGATCCGCACCGGGACCGGGTCGACCGGTGCGGCGTTGACCGGTCTGCAGGACGACCTGAAGGCGGTGGCCACGGCGGTGCCGACGTCGTTCGACGACGCGTCGACGGCGATCACGGACCTGAATAAGCGGCTCGGCCTGACCGGTGTCCCCCTGCAGGACCTGTCCGCCCAGTTCCTCGACCTGTCCCGGGTCACCGGCACCGACCTGACCACCAACATCGACACCCTGTCCCGGGTGTTCGGCGACTGGGGCGTCGCGGTCGAGGACCAGGCCGGGACGCTCGACAAGGTGTTCCGGGCCTCCCAGGAATCCGGGATCGGGATCGACGCCCTCGGCCAGTCCGTCGTCCAGTTCGGCGCCCCGTTGCGCAACCTCGGGTTCGGGTTCGACGAGTCGGTCGCCCTCCTGGCGAAGTTCTCCAAGGAGGGTGTCAACACCGAGACGGTGTTCGCCGGGATGAAGGCCGGGGTCGGGAAACTGGCCAAGGCCGGCGAGGACGTCCCGGCCACGTTCCGGCGGGTGGTCGACGAGATCACCAAGCTCGGCCCCGGCACCGAGGCGACCGCCAAGAGCATCGAGCTGTTCGGGCAGCGGGCCGGCCCCGACCTCGCCGACGCCATCGCCGGCGGCAAGTTCGAGGTCGGCGGGATGCTCGACGCCATCGCCAACGGATCGGACACGATCGGCCAGGCCGGCGAGGACACCGCCGACTTCGGCGAGAAGCTCCAGATGCTGAAGAACAAGGTGCTGATCAAGCTGGAACCGATCGCGCTCCGGGTGTTCGGCGCCATCGGTGACGCGGTCGAACGGGTCGCACCGCTCGCCGACGAGATCGCCGGCGGGTTCCTCGCCGCGTTCGCCGCCTTCACCGACGGCGGCGACGAGGTCACCTCGTCGGGGCTGGCCGGGACCCTCGAGGGGATCGGCGTCAAGCTCCGCGACGTCTTCGACAAGGTCGGCCCGGTCGTCGGCGACGTCGTCGAGACCATCAAGGGCATCGACTGGGCGAAGGTCCTCGGTGACGTCGCCGACGTCGTCGGCCCGATCGTCACCGCGTTCGTCGACCTCGCCGTCGCCGTCGCCGACTTCGCCGTCGAACAGTGGCCGAAGGTCGAAGCGGTCCTGCCGACCGTGAAGACCCTCGTCGAGACGCTCGGCTCCGGGTTCGCCACGACCATCGGGTTCATCGCCGACCACTTCACCGTGCTCGGCCCGGCGCTCGCCGCGGTCGCCGTGTCGCTCCTGGCGATCAAGACGGCGGAAGTCGGCGCCGCGAAGTGGACGGCGCTCAAGGACGGTGTCACCGGCGCCTCCGACAAGGTCAAGCACCTGAACACGAACTTCGACCAGTTCCTGGCGAAGTCGAAATCGATCGGTGGGGCCGGCAAGTCCGCCGCGTCGAGCGGTCTCGACACGATCCGGTTGAAGGCCATGTACGCCGGCGACAAGCTGAAGGCCGCGGCGACGAGCGCTGCGACGTTCGGGTCGAAGGTCAAGACCGCGGTCGTCGACAAGGCGACCGCCGCCGGGACCGCCCTGAAGACGGCCGGCACCAAGGCGCTCGAGTTCGGCAAGTCGATGGTCACCTCGGCGGTCGGGGTGGCCAAGTCCACCGCGGCGTTCATCGCCAACAAGGCCGCCCTCGTCGCGCAGAAGATCGCCCTGGCCGCGAGCGCGGTCGCCACCGGGATCGCGACCGGGGCGACCGCCGCCTTCAACTTCGTGATGGCCCTGAACCCGGTGCTGTTGGTGGTGCTGGCCATCGTGGCGCTGATCGCCATCCTGGTCCTGGCCTACACGAAGGTCGACTGGTTCCGGGCGTTCGTCGACAAGGCGTTTTCCATGATTAAGGACGCCGCGGTCTGGGTGTTTTCGAAGGTCGGCGAAGCGATCGGCGGCGCGGTCGATGGCGCGAAGCGGACCGTCCAAACCGGGTTCGCGTTGGTGAAGGCGTTCATCGTCGACCCGGTGCTGGCGGCGAAGGACAAGGCCGTCGAGATCCTCGACGGGCTCGTCTCGTTTTTCAAGGACCTCCCCGACAAGCTCGGCAAAGGGCTCTCGAAACTGGCGGACGTCGTCGGCGCCCCGTTCAAGGCGATGGCGAAGGCGATCAAGGACATCTGGAACGACACGATCGGCGGGAAGGGGTTCTCGATCCCGGACATCCCTGGCATCCCCGGCGGTGGTACCGACTTCAAGATCCCCAAGCTGCACGCCGGGTCCCACGGTCCGATCGCCGGACGGTCGGGGCAGGAGGTCGTGAGGATCCTCGAGGCCGGCGAATGGGTCCTGTCCCGTGACGAGGTCGCCAACATCCGTTCGGGTGCCCGGCCACCGGCCTCGCTCCTCCCGGTCGGCGGTGACATCGGTGGCGGCGGGCAGACGATCAACGTGAAGACGGTGGCCAACGCCTCCGCCGACGAGGTGGTCGACGCCATCAACGCCAAGCTGTCCTGGGCGCACACGACGAGGCGGGACCGGTGACGGTCACCATGGACTGGCAGGTCGAGCTGGGCGGGGTGACGGTCGGGGCCGGGACCGGCTACGTCCTGACCGGGCCGATCACCGGGCTCGGTCTCGCCGTCCCCCGCAGCGCCGACAGCGAGCGTGGCATGTCGCCGGGTGATGTGGCCGGTGTCGATGTCGACGCCCGGCGGGTCCTGACCATCCAGGTCGGTGTCGACGGGGCCGACGCCGCCTCGGGGATGGCGGAGTTCGAGGTGTTGAAGGGGGCGTGGGCGTCGTCGCCGATCGACGTCGCGCTCGACATCCGTCTTCCCGGGTTCGCCTCGGTGGCACGCCGGTTCTACGGCCGGCCCCGTGGGATGGACGTGGAGTTGGCCTCGCTCCACACCGGCTGGATTGACGTGCTCGCCACGTTCGAGGCGCTCGACCCCTACGGGTACGGCCCGGAGCAGACGGTCGCCCTGGTCGACGGGGACACGGTCGTGGCCTACCCGGGGTCGGCGCCGTCGGACCGGTACCGGATCGAACTCACCGCGGTGACCGGGGCGACCGTCACGCTCGACACCACCGGTCCGGGCCCGGCGCTCACCCTCGTCAACATCCCGGTCGGCGCCGTCCTCGACGGCCGGACCCGGACCATCACCACCGCCGCCGGGGTCGACCTGTACAGCCACCTCGCCCCCGGATCCGGGTGGCCGACCCTCACCCCCGGAACCAATAGTTTCACGCTCGACGGGGCGTCCGGGACGCTCACCTACCGGCCCGGCTACCGGTGACCGCCCGGCGTCTCGTCGTCGTCGACCGTCACGGCGAACCGTACGGTGAGCTCGAGAACGCCACCATCGGCGCCATCACCTACCGGTTGGGGGAACCCGACGAGTTCACGTTCACCCTCCCGATCTCGGATCCGAAGGCCCGGCTCCTGTTGGACGACCGGTTCCGTGAGATCCAGGTGTGGCGCGACGACACGCTCCTCACCTGGGCTGTCGCGGTGCGGCCGGCGGTCACCAAGACCCACCTGGCGGTCACCGCCCGCGGCGTGCTCTGGTACCTGACCCGACGCAACATCGGGAAGGCGTCACGCACCAATCATGTGATCAACGGTGACTTCGAGACCGGCCTGACCGGTTGGCGGATCGGGGCCCTGTCCCCGTTCGAACCGCTCGCCAACCGGACCGACTCGGTGTACTCGGCGACGAACCCGACCGACCGGGCCGTCACCGGCACCCGGTCGCTGCGCCTCGCCCAACCCGACAGCGGGGTACCCCGCTACGGGATCCAGGCATCCCAGTTCTTCGTGTGGACCGCCGACGCCGTGTCGACCCCCGAGGGTGACGTGTGGACCCTGGTGGCCCGCTGTTTCATCCCGTCGAACGGCTGGGCCGGACCGCCACCGGACGGCTGTGGGATCCGGCTCGACCGGTTCTCGACCACCGAGACGATCTCCACCCAACCCGAAGGGGGAGGACCCGTCGAGACCCTCCCCAAGCCGATCGAATCGGTCCAGGCCGACATCGACGACTCGACCCCCCGCGACGTCTGGAACCGCCTCGAGGTCACCCTGCGCAGCCCGGTGACCGGCCAACCCGAGTTCGTCCAGATCACGCTCGGTTGCCCGGTCGGCGACGGGGGCATCTACTGGGACCGGGTCGCCCTATCGCTCGACGAGGGACTCCGATTCCACGGTGTCGACCAGGCCGTCATCGCCGACACCCTCGTGCACCACCTCCAGGACCCCGCCTACGGCAAATCGGACCTGAACCTGGGGACCGACATGCCGGCCACCGGGGTGCTCCGCGACCGCACCTACCTGCACCACGAACACCTCAACGGGTTCGACGCCATCACCGAGTTCACCTCCCTCGACGACGGGTTCGACCTGTCCGTCGATGTGACGGCGACGACCCGGACGGTACGCACCCACCACCCCGCCCGCGGTGTCCACCGGCCCGGCCTCGCCCTCGAGCTCGGCCGTAACGTCGCCGACTTCGCCTGGACGTTCGACGGTGAGAACGCCGCCAACCAGGTCATCGTGCTCGGCACCGGCGACGGGTCCGACCGCGAGGAGACCGAGGCGA